CGGCGGCGACCTGCCATGGACCTGGACCCGCGTTGGTGGCGCCCGCCGCGCCTGCCTGCCTAGGGAGCGCCAGTGAGCCTCCTCACCACCGCCCAGGCTGGCGCCATCCTCGGCGTCAGCCGCCACGAGGTCCAGCGGCTAGTGCGGCTCGGGTGCCTCCCGGCACAGCGGTACGGGCAGGTGTGGCTGATTCAGGAGCAGGACGCCCGCGCATATCAGCGAGGCAGGCGCGGGACCAAAAGGAATAGGTGATGCGGTCTACGCCAGGGTGACGGCGTCGACCGCCACGACGGACTCAGTGTCTGCGACCGTCAGGGTCAGTGTGCGGTAGACCCAGATCGAGTGCTTCTGGTAGCTGGTGAGGCCGTCGCGGACGGCCTCCAGCTCGGCGCGGATACGGCCGTTGAGGCGCGCGGTACCCGCGCCCTGGAAAGCCTGGTCGGGCGGCGTGAAATTGGCGGTGTACCGTGCCACCCCCTTAGTGATGCGCAGCTCGTCGATATAACCCGGCATCCGCAGCCCAACGTCGCCGAACCCGCCGTTATTGCCAACCGTGCCGCTTAGAGTCTGTGACCCGGTGAGTACCCCATTCAGGAACCCGCGGAGCGTCGTGCCTTCCCGGCAATACGCCACGTGAAACCACGTGTTTGCAGACAGCGTGCCACCCAGGCTTGGTTCTAATGCGCCTCCGAACAGGTCATACGCGAGCGCCGACCCGTTGAAGCCAAGGAACAGTCGGCCAGTCGTCTCCGATCCGATAGAGCACACCCCGGCGAAACTTAGGCCGGTTGCCGTTGTGAGATAAACCCACGCCTCGACGGTGAAGTCCACGTCGAACACCGAGTCGTTAGTGGTCGCGTTCGCTGCGATTTCTGTCCCTGCCGTCCCGTCGAACTGTCCGCTCGCGCCTCCGAACTTTGACTGGGCGGTGCTGATTTGCGCCGCCCCGACCGCGGCCCACACCCTGCCCCGCTCGTCAGTGAACGTGGTACTGCCATCAGCCCCATCGAAATGCAGCAGAGAGACGACGCTGCCCCAGTCTGGGTCGCCGCCACTTACAAGGCCACTGTCCGGCCCCTCCGCGCTCCACGTATAGCTGGTGCCGGTCAGTCCGGTCTCGGTGCGCAGCAGGGTGTCGGTCTCGCCGTACAGGCGCAGGGTGTAAGTGGTCCCCGCCTCCGGCCCGATGCTGGCCTCCGTCTGCAGCACCAGGTAGGCAGTCTGCTGCGTGCGGTCCCGGTGCGACCATGTGAAGAGCAGGTCACCGCTGACGCTGGTCGGGTAGGCCACGCCGTTGATCTTGACGTTGCCGGGCGGGTACGGCCGGTCGAAGCGGCTGTCCATCGTGACAGTGCGCTCGGTGGCCGAGCCGATGGCGAGCTGCCCACGCCCGGTCAGGGTCAAGAGCTTGGCCTTGACGACCTCGCCGTCGGTGTACTCGATCTCGTCGCCACCGTAGGCGCCATCGGCGAACCAGACGCGCGTGCCGGCCGCGTGCGTCTGCGGCACGGTGTCCAGGACTCCGCGCGACACGGTGATCGTCTCGGTGCTGGTGCTGATGGCCTCGACCTTGACCACCTCCGGGCCGAGGTACGCGTAGCTCCCCTCCTCCACCGCGTCCAGATCGACGGCTCCGATCAGCGGGATGGTGGTCTGCGTCTGCGTCACCGCCGCCACGGTGGCGGTCGGGCAGTGCGGCGAGAACTGCCCCTCGACGTAGTCAGCCGAGCCGAGTCGCGACCAGACCGTGTAGCCATAGCTGGAGCCGGCGGGGCGGCTGCCGAGCGCTTGCAGGAAGCCGACGCCGGTGTCCAGATAGTCCAGGTCTGCGGCCGAGAGCTTGCGCGCCACGTCCCAGTAGGGAGCCTCCAGCAGCGTCTCCTGCGGGCAAGGCGCGGGCGCGGTGACGGGATCGGCCCAGCCGGCGGCCTGGACACCGAGATATGTCGCCGACGGGAGTCCGAAAACATCCTGCGCCGCGGAGAGTCGGATAGCGCCATCCTCCAGCGTGCCGCCCGAGATCTCGCCGACGCGGAACAGGACCTCGCTCAGCCCGAGCGGCGGCCAGGTCAGCCGGAACACATCCCCCGGGCGTAGCGAATACGCCTCGCGATTGACGGTGAGCCGTACCTGCGCGATGAGCGCGGAGGCAGCGACCACGTCCCGCTCGGCCACCCGCGAGGCCAGGGTAGCCGTCGGCAGGCCAGGGTAGGAGCGGCTCTCGCTGACCACGGCGCCCTGCGCCGCGATGTTGCCGAGGTCCTGTGCGGCGACGGTGGTGTCGGTATAGGTCGCGCGGTCGTGGTAGCTGACCACGATCTCGTTCACCGTCTCATCCAGCGAGCGGCGCGAGAAGGACTCCAACCTCAGGATGTTGCTCTCGTCCAGCAGGAGGCAGGCAGACGGGGTGTAGTCCTGGCGGATGAGCTTAAGCACGAACAGGCCCGTGGCCGGGTCGACGTAGATCACCGCGCCGATGTGATCCAGGATGCTCTGCAGGAAGGAGCTGACGGGCTCCTGCTGGGTCCAGACCAGGCTGAGCCCCAGGCCCTCGCTGTAGAGGGTGTTGGCGGCGGATGTGAACGAGGTATTGTCCACCAGCGAGCTCGGCAGGCCCATCCCCCAGGTCGGTGACGTGATCAGCTCGCGGATCATGTGCGCCGGGTTGGCGTTGCCGCCGATGTCCTTCTTGGTGGCATTCCAGGTCGGGTCGGGGAGCCGCTTGACCTCGACCGACCAGGGCTTCACGTAGGGATTGGTGCCGATGTAGACCTGACGGCAGATGAGGCTGAGCACCCCACGGAAGGCCGACATCGGCGCGCCGATCTTGCCCGATAGGTAGCTGTTGACAGCCTGCGTCGTCTCGCCGAAGGCGACGTCGACGGTGCCGGCCACCCCGCCCTCGCGCTTCTCACCGCCCCACAGGTCCTCTGCGTCCAGCGTGATCGAGCTGCTGCTAGTGACGCTGCCGGCCCAGGCCGTGCGCTCGCCGCAGTCGATGCGAGTCACGGCGTCTACCGGCCCCGCGCAGAGACCCAGGTGCATGCCGAGGTAGTAGCGATAGCCTGTGGTGACTTTCTTGCTACCGACGCCCACGGACAGCCTCCGCTACTCGCAGCGCCATCGCATCCTCGCTAGCCTCGATGACCTCAATGGGCAGGCCCTCGCGCACGAAGCGCGACCAGTCGAGCCCGCGCGCGGCAATCCACCGGCGGGCGCCCCGGTTGCAGTAGCCCATCGCGCGCATGTCGGCGTGGGTGACGCGGAGCTCGGTCACTTCTTGCCGCCCTTGGTCTTGATCGCCTTGGTCCTCAGGTCCCCGTACCAGACGACGTTTGGCCCCCGCAGCATCACCGTCCCGAACACCACCGGGATCGGCCTGTCGGCTTCCGCCGTCGGCGCATCCACGTCCGTCAGGCTCGCCGCCTTGGGCTTCGGAGGCTTCGGGGCCAGCGCCGAGGCAAGCAGGTTGAGCACCACCAGAAAAACCAGCTGCCAGAACATCGGTCACCTCAGTATAGAGTTGCTCCGCCCATCGGGTTCTTGAGCGGTATCCACGGGAAGCCGCCATAGTTTGCCGAGTTGGAGAATCGAGTGTCGCAGGTATCCAGGGTGTGATCGCACCCTGGATAGGCATTATAGGTGTCGCCAACCGCCACCGGCAGAGCCGTCGCGCAGGTCACGGAGACGCCAGAGTGCGCCGTGATGTAGGCCCGGTGCCACTGGTCGTTTTTGTATATCTGGATGTAGCCGCCGCTGAAATAGCCGTCCGCGAATCCTGCCAGCTCAGCGCCCTGCAGCACGGCGCCCGAGATGTTGATCAGCACGCCGACCACCAGGTAGTCGCCCCGCGATACCCGGCAGTCGTGGCCGTAGAGCGCGTGCGGGCAGCTATAGGTGTATCGCCTGCGGATGCCGGGCCGCTTGATGGCGGTCAGGATGGATTCGCCGAGGATGGTCGCGGTCAGCTCCGCGAACTCGACCTGCATCACCCGCCCGATCCAGATCACCACCGCATCGGTATCGCCCCGGTGCAAGCGGCGGATGGTCAGCGTGACCGAGTCTGTCGGTGGCCCGGCCAGGAATAGCGCGGCGACCTCGTTGTCCCGCGGCACGGTGAGCTTGAGCGACTGGCGTCCGATCTCCGGCGTCTCCTCGACGGCGGTGCGCTGGATCGGCTCCTGCGCGTAGGTGATGGCGCTGTAGATCACGTCCTCGTCAGCGCTGGTGTAGGCGTAGTGCGTTCCGCCGGACTCGAAGTAATAGAGCTCGGTCGGCGCGCCGCTGTCGCGGCTCGGCTCCAGCGTGCTATAGGTCATCGGTGGTCCCCGCGTAGGCGAGCTGACACTCGGCGATGTCCGTGGTCCACCAGAGCAGCTCGACCGCGTCGCTCCCGAGCCGGCATGGCACTAGCCAGCTGATCACCAGGTCCGCCGGCTGCACTGTGGCACCGAGGGCCGAGTCGAGCGCCAGGCGCTCTTCGCTGCCGTCGATGACCCGCGCCGTGATCCGGCGCCGCCAGACGGTGCCGTCGCGATGGCGGATCTGAATGTCACGCCGCCCCGCCGGCAGACCGACATACCGCGCGTGGCCGGTGCCCGCGACCCAGACGCTCAGGTCCGTCGAGCCGATAGTCCGGGTCGGCACCAGATCGGAGAGTCCAGAGCACAGCCAGCACGGCTTGAGCCGGCCACTCCGGGCGTAGAGCCAGTCGCGGAAGCTCGTGGCCTCGTAGCGCGAGGCGAGCGTGTGGAGGTGAGTGCGAGTCAGCCGCGGCAGGAGCGCCCTGGCCTCGAAGGCGCCGGCCAGTGCGGTGACCGGGTCATGCTCATCGATGTCGCGCGCGTACTCGTCGACCGGATCGGTCGCCCAGTTGGCGGTCAGGGCCACCACCGGATAGCTGCGATAGGTCGTGCCCGAGTCCGCGGCGGTCGCGTCCGAGGCATCCTGGAGCCGGAATCGCAGGGTGGCGGTATGCGCCTCCGGCAGCCAGTGCGCGACGGACTGCACGGGCTCCAGCCGCGCGTAGCGGGCCGGCGCGACGAGGGTCCCTGCGGGCCAGCTCGAAACGACCGGCCGGACCAGGTCGAGCGAGCCGACGTTGACCGTGTCGATCTCCATCAGCTCCTGCGCCGCCTGCCCGTCGCCGAGGGCTACCAGCCCGCCGGCCTGGTAGTCGCGGCCCGTCGTGGTCACCGTCAGGCTCATCGCCCCGGCGCTGACGCCCGTCGTGACCCGCTGGGCATCCCACCAGAGCGGCACGGCCACGAGCCGGTCCTGCAGGCCCCAGACCAGAGCGTCGAGCGCCTGTGCGGCGTCGGTGGCGAGCACGCTGTACTCGAGGCTACGGCGCGGGTAGTCGCGCAGGCGCACCCGCTGCTCGGTGCCATCCCGCGCCACCATGACGTCGGTCAGCCACTCCAGCCGCTCCCGGATCCCGGGCCGCCAGTCGGGACCGAGCGGCCAGCCGATGACGCGCACCCCGACCACGGAGAGGACCGGGTCCTCGGTATCGAAGTCGAAGATGTAGCTCGCGTCGATAACCGCGGGGCCATCGAAGCTCGGCGTGATGGAGTACAGCCGCTCCTCGTAGCGCCCGAAGGTCGTCGGCACCGCGCTCGGCTCGGTGAGGGCCAGTCCGTCGT